TCTAAGAACCAATCAGTAGTTTTATCAAGTTGCTTGATCTGATCATGGTTATATAGGTCAACTTTCTGTGCTAACTCTTCTAATTTTTTAAGATATCGATCAATAAAGTCTTGAAAGTTTTCTTTTTTTAATTTTTTAAGAGTGTCGATAGTAAGTTTTATTTCTTCTATGCTTAACATACTTGTATTTAGAATTCAAACAGTTTGTTGAATGTGTTAGTGGTCTCTGTGCTCTGCACGTCCCAGCCCAAAACCCCTATAAGGTTATCAATCTTTTGGTCAAGAATTGTTGCTTCCATGGCATCACCGTCGAAAGGCAGTTCTTTGAACCATTCGGGTATGCGCATTTCATCCACTGGATATGCAATACTTGTGTAGCCTAGCGGATTTTGTTTCAGTTTGCACACTATCACTTTGGCACCATCCGTTATTGGCATACTGTATTTGTCGCCGTACATCTCCCTGCATCTGTTCCAGTTCATACTTGCTCTAACGTGTCCTGGCATATTTGCCTTGCCTTTGGCTTCTTCTGCCGCTGTGTATTTGGTCATGTTGTTGGCCCTCTTTGGAGATCCTTTTTCCCAACCTGGCCTTGCTTTGAACTCTGCTCGGAATAAACTTATTTTTTCAAGCACCTCTGTTTCGGTCTTGCCTGTTAACACCATGTACAAAAGATCACTTAGGAAATCTTGTACAAACACTGGAGTATCTGATCTCTTGAGATCAAGACCCATTGCCTTCATTTTTCCTTCTTTGCCTTCAACGTCGGTGCGTTTGCCTTCTTTGTCGTAGTACAACACAGCGTATCTTTTCTTAGTGATGAATAGACCTTTGGATGCAACTAGTTCTCGACCTGCTTTTATGACCTCACCACGTGTGCTTGGAGTATGGAATGCCTTTGTCATAAACGACTTGAATGATCCATTTACTTCGTCTGAGATCCTATCGTACAATGCAACCACTGAATCTTTGGTCCACGGAATAGTGCCGTCATTTATTTCTTTTTGGAGAGTCTTTTGTGCAGTGAAATACACAGAATCTGTGTCTCCATAAACCACGCTCTCGCCCTTGTGATCATATTTGCCTGCCACAATCTCGTTCACTTTGCTCGCCATGTGTTTGGTGATGCATCTGCCTGTCAAGGTGACACTTTGTCCAATCCTCATGTCGAAGAACCTACAGCCTGGATTCAATATTGCGCCATACAGACTGTTTAGATTAATTTTTTTGACCAGTTGTCTCTTGTCCCAATATTCTTTTTCAATATCGTTGTCACCGGAGTCATGCATTTTCTGTTGCATTTCCTGACGCTCTGCATACCAACGTTTCAGTAATCCTGGAATGATCGCCTCATACTCATATGTGAAGATTGTGCCATTCGCACTTAACATCCATTTGTTGTTGCCATCGAATATGATCTCGTACAGTTGCGCCGCACTCATCCTCACACTGGTCTTGTCTTCCCAGTCTACTATTATCTCTGTGCCTTTCTCCTGATTCATCACCGCCTGATACTCCCAGCTACCAAACTGGCTGTCCCAGGCCGCCGCAAATGATTTTTTGGCGTGTTTGGCTCTGTTGATCTCTGCTGATGTTATCACCGGACGTATCTGTCCGACAATGGTCTCGGGCCCCATGTTTAATGCCCTGATCACACTTGGGTATAGGGAGTTGATATCTATAGATCCAATCCAATCGTGTATGCCTTTCGTTGGCGTGGCCACGTATGCACCCGCCGCCGGTTGATTCTCTTCTCCATCTTTTTTGTACTTCCTGCCCATAACCTGCATTCCACGCCTGTGGGCCTCGTTGACTATGGCCTGTTCAGTTACTGCTACAGCACCCATTGTTGTCTGTAGTAGCACAGTGTTCTGGTGTGCGATCTCATTGGCCAGTTCTATGAATTTTAATTTCTTTTCGAGTTTGGCCAATAGTGCAGTGTCTTGTCTGTTATATTCAATGAACAAACCAAAGTCATTTTTATAGAGATTATCTAGTGATCCCTCATACACAGTTTTCTTCTCGCCTAGTTCGTGTTCACCTATCGCATCAAGTCTGAAACTGTGTCTTTCCTCATATGTGTATTTCCTATATAATTCCAACAAGTCTAAATGCACTCTACCTACTAGGTCAAAACTTAACTGCTCTCTACCATATTTTTCAAACACTCTCTTCTTGGGCTTTTCACCCCAGAAGCACAGACGCCTCGTATCATCACTGCTCAAAACTTTTTGGATGCGCCCCACAGTGTATGGAATATCATAACCTTCACTGTTCCACCCTGACAGTATATCTGCATCTTCAACAAGTTGTAGGAAAGCATCTAGCATGTCCTTTTCTTTTTCAAACAACATTGTGTTATCAAATCGTTTTGTTAGCTCTTGTGCATCTTCCATACTGATTGTTTTTGGTGGCACTGCAAGTGTTACCAGTTGATCCGTCCAACTCATATAACAACTTATGGCAGTAATGGGCATGAACGGATCATCTGTTGTTGAATAACCTCGATCAGGATCGAAGTCAACTTCAATATCAAAGAACATAACGTTTAGTTTTGGAGTTTCCTTACCTAGATAATTCTCTTCTAAACATCTAAACACTGGATTGATATCGTGTTCATAAAGTTGTTTGTTTGATCTTATACGTTGCTCTTTTATGAATTCTTTGTGTGTTTGACACATGACCCTCTGCAAAGGTTCGCCAGTCATTCCTCTGTGTTTGCCCCTTGCGTCTGGATAGTAGAACACATATCTTGCGTCATACTCAACAAATACACGACCCTTTTTAGCATCACGTTCTACGACATATATTTTGTCTTCGTCTTTTTTGTAAAGTGCGTCTATGTAACTCATTGTACAAATACTTTATATAATCCTATTGTGTTCATTATAGTGAACCATCCTGTGAGGCATGCGATCCAAACCAATCTACGTCTGTACCCTGCGTAACACATAGTACTGGAACCTAACCAATACAGCGGAAATACTATACTCATTATAGGCTGTGGAGATGTAAAAGTCAACACTGCTGATCCGCAAACTGTCACTATGACAGAAAACAGTTCGAGGTAGAACGCTGTTGAATCTGTCTTGTAACTGTTTACCCAAAATTCCTTGAGTAACTTTATCACTAAAGTTTGCCGGCTGTGTTAAGTATGCTCTCCAGTGTGTCCATCTCGTCAGCGATGTTCTGGTAGTTGCCTCGGTGTGCGACTGATATTGCCTTGTTGATCAGTGCTGGTTTAAGTTCTAGTTCTTCTGCTATTGCTTTCACAGTGTCCTTAAGTCCTGCCCTTAGGTCCTCGACCTCGCCTAACACCTGTGAACCCTGTGATATGATTTGGATTAGTTTTTGCTTTTCTGCGTCATTGAAGTTTCTTACTGCCATTTTATCTCCTGTTGTTGCCAACAGTATATAACAGATCTTGGATCAATGCAAACTATTTTTTCTTCTTGTTCCTAACGTTGATCGCTTTACCACGCCTGTCAGGATTTTTGTCTTTACTTCTTTTTCTTCTTACAGCCGCCGCGATCGCTTTTTTGCCGCCTGAAGCTCTCAATGATGCCGCTCTGGCTTTGGATAGGCATTTAGGTTTTCCCTCGCCTTTTTTCCTGTCACCGCACTTGCCAATTCTTTCGCCCTTGGTGTTGTAACGATCCCAGCCACCTCCTCCAGCACCACCTTTTTTACCTTTTCCAAACCATGCTTTAAGTCCAGCATGATTAGATTCAGCAAGATTATCGTGTATGGCACATGCTTTGAGTTCAAGATAGTTCTGTCTTAGGAAATTAAGTGCCGTCTCTCTTGTGGCGGATTCAAAAACTATTTCTCCAAACGCATCACTGACATGAAACTTTCCTTCACGTTTGACACAGTTTGGTACCCTCTTTCCAAACATTGTCTTAAATCCTTTTCGCATGTAACCCTTCCAACATCTTGTGCCTTCATCAACTAGTGCATTTAGGTCATAGTTGGGATTGATCGCACCGTGTTTCATTTTTGCAATCATGTCCATCTGCATGGCAACCATGAAATCATAGTCGGTGACGTCATTTGTCCTGTGTGTGTATACTTTTACTAGGACCTCATCGTAGAACACACCAAGGTCTGCATGGTGGTCTAGTTTTTCCTGTGGTTTGATTGTGTTGATTAAAAATTCAATGACCTCAAAGTAGTCTTCAAACTTGTATCTTTTCTGCAGGCTGTTGTCCTTGTACTCCCAATCTGGAAGAAATTTTGCTCGTAATCTTTCTATGTCTTCTTTGGGTAGGTTGACATATTCTCTGTCAGCGTTTTCGTTTAATTCTTTTATCCTCATTTTTTGCTCTTGTTACCCCAGTTGGCCGCGCCTTTTTTACGACACTGCACTAGAGCACCAGAGGCGTAAGCGGA